GACGCCAGAGGAAGACCCGATGGCTGCTTTTGCAGATGTGCCGCGAACTCTAGTATCTGGCGGCGACCCGCTGACAGAAGATGAGCGCCGCAAGCTGAATGCTTCTGGAATGGCTAACGGCGGGATGGTCCAGCCGATGCCGCAACACTGGGACAAGATGTCCTGGCAGCGCGCCTCATTCAAGAAGTGATCACACCAAAACAGCGCGAAGTCGTTGAACGCCTGAGACGGGACTCAGACTTCCAACACTTCGTGCAGTACCTTATTCAGGAGAGGGAAGCGAAGCGAGATGACTTGGAGGCAGCAACTGCTGCAGTCCAGGCTCACAAGCTGCAGGGCTACTGCCTCGCGCTTTCCGACCTGATAAAGCTGTGTTCGACTGAACACAGGTAACCCGCCGGGGAAACCCGGCATCAACCCGCCCTGAACTCCGGTCACGTAGGCAGAGACTCCGATGAGGCTCTCTTGCGCGTAGGACATGGCTCAGAGGAAATTTAATGTCACGACTACCAAGAGCAGTTGAGAAGCAAGCCGAGCTTGCGGAACAAGCGTACCAACAAGCGTATGGAACTCCGGATGGCGCCACACCACCGGCTCCAGCACCAGCCGTCGACCCAGCACCTGCTGAACCGACTGATCCGAAACCGACTGAACCTGTCGATAGCGCTCCGCCTGCGGAACCCGCGAAAACAGATCAGCCGCCTGCCGATAAACCCGCCGATGAGAGCGGCGACCTTGACCACTGGAAGCAACGCGCCAAAGTGGCTGAGGGTCGTCTTGCGAAAGAGATGCCCCGCATGGCTCAGACGATCCGCGAACTGCGTGATCAGCTGGCTACTGCAGAGCAGAAGGTCGCATCACTCGAAACGCCTGCGCCCACCAACGACGGCATCAAGCCGGAAGAGGTTGAGCAGTACGGAGCGGAGTTCATCGACATGGTCAAACGCGCTGCAAAGAGCGCGAATGGCGTAGACGGTGATGTCAAGAAGCAGCTTGAACAGGTCACGGAGGCGCAGCGCAAGGTCGCGCGTCAGGCGTTCTTTGAATCACTGAACCGAGACGCTCCGCAGTGGGAACAGCTGAATACCGATCAGGACTTCCTGAACTACCTCGCAGGGCTCGACCCGTATACAGGTCGCCCGAGGCAGGAACTCTTTGACGACGCTTACGAAAAGCTCGATGCATGGCGCATCGCCAACTTCTTCAACTCCTTTGAGCAGTCGAGACAACCAAGCACCGAGTCGCGACCGCCAAGCCGCGCTGATCAGGTGGTGCCGTCCTCGACGAGGGCAGCGCAGCCAGCTGCAGCACCGGCAAAAAGGGTCTGGACCACGGAAGATGTCGCTCGTTTCTACGACGACGTCAGGCGTGGGAAGGTCACTGAGGCAGAAGCGGCTCGGATTGAATCCGACATATTCGCCGCTCAATCTGAAGGGCGCTTTCGTTGAAGCAGACAATCCCGTCTGACACGAACGCTTAGCAAACAGGGGGCGGCGAGGACATACAAACAAGGAGTTTCAAATGTCCATCGCTGTTTCTGGAAACTACTATGGCGCCGGTGCTGGCACCGACGGCTACACCGGGAAGTTCATCCCGCAAATCTGGTCCGGCAAGCTCCAGGTCAAGTTCTATAGCTCGACCGTTCTTTCTGAGATCACCAACAACGACTGGGAAGGCGAGATCAAAGACCAAGGCGACAAGGTCGAGATTCGCACGATCCCCTCGATCACCATCAGTTCGTACAGCAAAGGTCAGACCCTGTCTTCGCAGGTCCCGACCAACAGCGTGATCGAACTGAATATCGATCAGGGCAAGTACTTCCAGGTCGTTGTGGACGACGTCGATGAGGTGCAGGCTGACCTCAAGCTCATGGACATCTTCACCAATGACGCTGCTCAGCAGATGAAGATTTCCGTGGACACCGATGTGTTGGCTGGCGTGAAGAACGCTGCAGCTGCTGCCAACCAAGGCGCAGCCGCTGGTGTTTTGAGCCAGAACATCAACCTCGGCGACGGCAACGCAACTGGCGGTCTGACCGGCGTTCAACTGACTAAGACCACGGTCATCAACAAGATCGTGGAAATGGGTCAGGTCCTGGACGAGCAGAACGTTCCTGAGATGGGTCGTTGGATGGTCATCCCCGCGTGGATGGCAGCCATGATCAAGCAGTCCGATCTGAAGGACGCCTCGATCACTGGCGACAGCCAGACTCCGTTGCGCAATGGTCGCCTCGGCACCATTGACCGCTTCACTCTCTACGTGTCGAACCTGTTGCCCACCGCAACTGGCGCGACCCGCATGTCTGGTGATACCGGCGCCGGCACCGTCAAGGGAACCTACGTGTACGCGGGCACTCGCGACGCCATCACCTTTGCTTCGCAGATCACCAAGGTCGAAACGCTGCGTTCGCAGTCCACGTTCGGGAACATCGTCCGTGGCTTGAACGTGTTTGGCTACAAGGTGATTAAGTCTGAGGCTCTGGTCGAAGGCTTCTTCTACGCCTGATGAGTAGGGCGGGCTGGGGCAACTCGGTCCGCCCTTTCTTCCAATGCTTCTACGACACAAACGAAACGGCAATGTTTATGCGTATGCCAAGGTCCTGATGGACTCTGGCGATTACGAGATTTACGAAGAGCCCAAGCCCGCAAAGGTTGAGCCTGAGCCCGCAAAGGTTGTTCGTCGCAGAAGAGTAGCCATCCCAAAGATAGGAGAGCCGCATGGCACAAACACCCAATGAAATCCTCACCAGGGCTGGAGACATCCTTCAGGACCAAACCAACGTTCGTTGGGCGCAAGCCGAGCTGCTCCGCTACCTGAACGATGGTCGTCGTGAACTTGCAATCCACCGCCCGGACATTTACTCCGCCACGTTTGTGATGACGCTTGCCGCTGGCTCACAGCAAACCATTCCCACTGATGGGAATCGTTTTCTGGATGCCGTGCGCAATGTGTCATCTGCAGGCGTGGTTGGACGCGCGGTCCGCGTAGTGGAGCGTGAGATTCTCGACGCGCAGCTTCCTGACTGGCACACGGAAACTTCGTCAACGAGCCTCAAGCACTTTATGTTCGATGAGCGCTCGCCAAAGACGTTTTACGTGTACCCGCCAGCCGTTGTTGGTCACAAACTGGAGATTGTTTACTCAAAGTCTCCGGTTGACGTGACCACTGGCGATCTAAGCTCAACGTCAATACTGCAAAGCGAGGATATTTACTCTGGCGTGCTACTGGATTACATCCTGTACCGAGCCTTCAGTAAAGATTCTGAGTACGCAGGGAACCTGCAGCGGGCTGGAGTGCATTACCAAATGTTCGCCAACTCGCTGGGGATCGGAAACCGCCGCCGCATTTCCACGTCTCCGAACGTGACGAATATGGATGGCGTCCCGCCCAAGTCGGCGCAGCTTGATATGGCTTGATCATGGCTACTCTCGACGACTTTTATCAGTTCGTTCTTCCTGAAGTGCCTGGATGTCCCGAGATCACGGCTGACGTGGCAATAAGGTCCGCGCTGATTGAGTTCTGCGAGAAGACACATGTCATTCAGCGTGATCACGACCCTGTGACGATTCTGGCTGGGATCACCGACTATGAGCTTGAGCCCCCAACAGGGCAGCTTGTGGTGAAGGTGATGCGAGCCTGGTATCGCAGCAACGAACTCGATCCCGCTGCCCCAGATAGTGTGCCTAAGGCTGAGGTGTACAACACCTTATTCACGGGCGCAGACAAAAGCCGCGCCGATCCGAGAGTGTTCTTGCAAAAGGACGAGCGCTCGATCAGCGTGTTCCCGATCCCTAAAGAGACAGCATCGAACTCGCTCACGATGCGCGTGGCTCTCAAGCCATCGCGTAGCGCAGCGACTTTCGACGACGTTCTGTTTGAGGACTACGCGGAGGTGATTGCAAGTGGCGCCAAATACAGACTGCTCTCTATGGCAAACAAGCCGTGGACAAACGGTCCAGCAAGCGCAGCAAACCTCACTGCATTTATGTCGGGCGTCAACGCCGCCAGATCGCGAGCCATCAGGGGCAACTCAAGAGCCGAGGTCAGGGTTCGGCTAACAGGAGTGTGAGATGGCAGAGCGCATCAAGCTTGTACAGGGCGACAACCTACCTTCAATTACCTTGAAGTTGACCCGTGAAGATGGGTCACCAATCAACCTGGATGACCCGGATATTTTCGTTCGCGTGTTCTTCAGGCAAGCCGGAAGCGAAACGGTACTTGCAACACTCATCTGTGAGAAGGTTGCACCGCTATCAGACGGTGTTGTGCGATTCAACTTTCCTGGGACCACCTTGAATGTTGATCCAGGGTTTTACGAAGGGGAGGTGTCAATTGACTACGATGGACTCATAGAAACCGTTTACGAGACGCTGAAGTTCAGCGTTCGCCAACAGTTCGCTTAACCTCTTTTGAAAGGAAACGATCATGTCTGCAATGTCGGACTATTTGGAAAACAAACTCATTGACCACGTCTTCCGTGCCCAGACGTTTGCCGCGCCAACCGCGCTGCATATTGGTCTTCTGACTGCGGCTCCCTCGGATGCCGGTGGCGGCACAGAAGTAAGCGGCAATTCATACGCGCGCGTCGCTTTGACTCCGTCTTTGACCAACTGGAAGTCGACCAACAACACCACTGGTGCGGTCTCTTCTGGCACAGGCGGAAACACAAAGAACGCTGCAGCAGTGACGTTCCCAACCCCAACCGGGACCTGGGGAACCGTGTCGCACTTTGGCATCTATGACGCCGCAACAGCTGGCAACCTGCTGTTCTGGGGCGCTCTGACGATTGCCAAGACCATCAACCAGTCGGATACGGTGACGTTCCCGGTTGATTCGCTGTCCATCACGTTTGCCTAACGGGGCTGACTGATGCTTGTCGGGAGCGGCGCGTTTAATGGGGGGCTGCTAAACAGCGGCTTCTTGGAGTTTGGCAGCTCATCCAATTGCACAGCTATCGCTGGTGCCGCGCCGCTTTCCGTCACCAAAAACATTGAGTCCGCAGTTTCAGCAACGGCGGCTGTTGGCAGCGCCGCTGCCAGTGTCACGAAGAATCTCGAAGACTCAATCGATTGCACGGCTGTAGTCGGCACAGCGGCACTTGGGGTAACCAAGCCACTGGAAGATGCAGTCGATGCCTCCGCGACTGCAAGCGCAAGCGCTGACATAACCAAAGCTCTTGGTGCTTCTGCCGGGGTGTCAGCCGCCTCGTCGGCGCAGCACTACGTTGGCTTCGTGGTTGCTGGGAGCGCATCCTCTAGCGCCGTTTCAGACCCGGCAACCGCCATCGTCTCTTATGTGGTGGGAAGTCAGCAGACAGCAACAGCTATTGCTGGCACTGCTCCCGCTTCAGTTACGAAGTCCATTGAGTCTGCTGTATCGGCAGCGGCGTTAATTGCCTCATCGCTTGAGGTCATCAAGTCAATCGATGGCGGTATATCGGTTGCCGCATCGACTGATGCTGCCTCTACCGACGTCTCCAAGCCTCTGGCAGATGAAGCAAGCGTTGTTGTTTCTTCAAATGGCGGGATTCTTGTTGACTACGTAGTATCCGGCGCTGGGCAATTTGCCAGCAGCATATCCTTAGCCTCGCTCGCGTTGCAGAAGACGCTTGAGGTTGGCGTACCAGAGACCTCTCTTTCTTTTAGCGAGATTGGGGAAGTTGCGCTTAACGAAGGCGTCCTCGGCGGCGATGCGCTGAGCCCTGGCTTAAACGTCAGTGGTCTTGCTGATAATGCTGCGCTTGCTGTCTCAAATACGCTGAGCGCTGACATCGCCGCATTGGCTGCTGTAGACAACGCCAATCTAGATGTAACGAAGGGGCTGGCATTGTTCGCCAGCGCTTCAGCAACAACGACAGCCGATGCTTATGCGGACTACGTTGTCGCGGTGGCTGCAAGCGCCTCTGCTTCCGTCTCGTCCGACGTTTCCCTCACGAAGGTCATAGAGGCTTCTGGGTCGGCGGCTGTTTCGACGATTGTTGCCGCCAGCCTTGAGAAGGTTCTTGCCGGACTCGCTCAAGCAACAGCTGTTGCTGAGGGTCAGCACTACGTCCAGTACGCCGTAGACGGAAGCTCGCTGTCAACAGCTGTTGTTGTTGCCCAGCATTACGTCGACTTCACGATTGCCTCAAATCAGAGCGCTCTTGCCACATCGGTAGGCGCTGTGCTTGTTGACTATTCCGTCGCGTCGTCCGCTTTCGTCGCCGCGACATCGACTGCTGCCGCCGCAATCGATAAGCTGCTTGAGGGGCAAGATGCTGCTGCGTCGGCATCTACGCTTGCTGACCTTGCCGCAACCAAAAACCTTGAGTGCGCAGACCAATGCACAGCGGAAGTCTCTGCTGCGCCAGCGGATGTCACGAAGAACATTGAGGCGCAGGCAAATGCTGTTGCCTCCGTTTATGCAAGCGTAGGCGTCGAAAAGCCGCTTGCTGTCGGCGCCTCATGTGCTGCGTCCTCATCGGGAGCCTTGTCAGTCGACAAGCCCCTTGCGTCTGATGCGGCGGCTTCGGCAGGCGCAAGCTCTGAGCTTGGTGTTGCCAAGGACCTTGCGGCAGGCGCGAGCGCAACAGTGGCGGCATCTGGTCAACATTACGTTGACTATGTCGTAGCCGCAGCCGCCGCCAGCAGTGGTTCAACCACTGCAGCGGCTGACATCACAAAGAACCTGGAGTTGAGCGGCAGCGCAGCCGTCAATACCCAGGCGATCTTTTATGTCGATTACGTTGTCGAGGTACAGGCGCAAGCTGTTGCCACCACCCAAGCCTCAGCGTTTGTTGCGTTTGTCATAGCTGCCGAGCCCTTGGTTGCCGCGACAACTCAAGCGTTTGCCGACATCACCAAGAACATGGAGGTGACCGGCTCTGCGGCAGTCACCACTTTGGCTGATGTTGCGCTGACCAAAAACATGGCGCTCGACGGCAGCGCTGTCGTCAGCACGATTGTGTTTGTCGACCTAACCAAGTCGCTTGCGGCGAACGAGTCGGTTTTTGCCACGGCTGGCGCCGCCCTCGACATAACCAAGAACATAGCTTCGGTCAGAGGCGCATCGGCGAGCGCGACTTCAACGATGGCGCTCACAAAGAATATGGCTGGAGACGTGAGTAATGTCTTCAGCATTGAAAGCGCCAGATTGAGGCGGACCTTGAATCAGAAAATCAAGGTATCCGCTGACGCAAACCGAACCCTTGTAATCACGAAACCCAACTACTTGTTGTGCGACGTCGCCGCCAACAGGGCAATGTTTGAAGTCAGGAGAACTGGATAATGCCCATCCTATTTACGAACAACGCAGCGACTACGCTTGCGTCTGCCATCACCAACTCTGCGACTTCACTGACCGTCGCCACAGGGACTGGCTCAAGATTCCCGACGCCAACCAGCCCTGATTTCTTCTACGTCACCTTGGTTGAGGGCACAAACACAGAGGTTGTGAAAGTGACTGCTCGCAGCACCGACGCACTGACGATTGTTCGCGGGCAAGACGGAACGACTGGCACTGCGTTTAACGCTGGGGCAAGGGTCGAGTTGCGCATCAATGCTGCACTTCTGCAAGAGTTCACCCAGAAGAGTAACCCCCAGTATCTGCGCCAAGTCCTCACTGATGGCGCAACGGTGAACTGGGATGCAAAAAACGGTCAAGCCGCTCAGCTGACGCTCGCTGGCAATCGAACAATTGCGAACCCGACGAATTTGCAGGACGCATCGTATTTGACCTTAAAGCTCATTCAGGATGGCACCGGAAACAGAACGGTCACATGGGGCAGTATGTTTAAGTGGGCGGGCGGCGCGGTGCCGGTGCTGTCTACGTCGGCAGGCGCAGTTGACATCTTATCCTTCTACTACGACGGCACAAACCTCAACGGAAGCTATATGAGGGGGATGGCGTAATGATGACGATGCCCGCATCGATGCGACGCTTTGTCTATGAGGAGGTCGCCACCGGCACTTCTTCCTTATCAATCCCAACCAATACCTACACCGAGCCTGTGTTTCTTATGGTCAGGATTGCGGGGAACAGATCGAATGGTGTGCAGACCGTTCCAAGCAGGGTTGGTAATGGCAGTCAATTTCTTGTGCAGAACAATGCAGTCATCACTGGCGCGAACGGCTCGTCTGGAGCCACTTATGGTGGCGCTGGCGGCAGCGGTTCTTCAAGTACTGGCGGCAGTGGGTCTGCGGGCACCAAGGTAGATGGCGCCACTGGCGGGCATGCACTGAACTTTGCGAACGTTACCGGGAATAGAGTTTACTTTCTCAATAACCTTGGCACCATCCAAGGCGGAACAGGCGGAAGCGGGACTGGTAGCGGCGCCGGAGGCGGCGGTGGTGGCGGTGGTGGTGGGATCTATGGCGACGGGAAGAACAACGTCTCCACCTCTGGCGGAAACGGCGGAGGTGGCGCTGGAACGGTCCCCGCCGGAAATGCCACTACCACAACCGGCGGGGCTGGCGACAGCGGCGGCACATATGCTGGTAATGGCGGCGCTGGCGGAAACCCAGGCTCCGCTGGCAGCAGTGGCGGCGCCGGAAACAATGGGTCGGGCGGGAGCGGGGGCGCGGCAAGTGCTGCTGCGTCTGCAGGAGCCAACGGCTATGGAATTTTCGGTTACGGCAACATCAACCGCATCATCAACAGCGGGACTATTGTGAATGGGACGGCTTAATCATGGAAATCAAATACAAAATCCTACACGTCATCCCGGATGAACATGCCATTGTGGTTCGCTATTACAGCGACGATTGCACCTTGACCACAGAGGACGCCCTTTGTTCTGCAAGGAATGAGGATGGGAGCATCTTCTCCTGCCGCACAGATTATTCGATCACGGTCTGGCAAACTCCATCACCCACCGCTGACGAATTGCGGAAGGTCATTATGGCAAGCGCGCCGGTTCAGTGGCTTAAAACACTTGCAGCTGTCGCCGACCCGTTGGTCGATACAAGCCTTTCATCGGCTTTGCAGGGCTCGACTGGCGCGTTCACTGACCAGGAGCAGCAGGCAATGTCCACTCCGAGCTTGGCAGATGCAGTTGGTCCAGAAATCGCTGCGCTCTTTGAGGGGCAGTGAATATGTGGCTCACAATCAATGTCGAAGATGCCGTTCAAAACGGCGCAACGCCACTGGCGACCATCAACAGTGGTGCAGCACAACAGCTGTCTTTTGATGAGGCATGCACAGCCCACGCTTCAACATTGGCGCAGCAACACAACAAGATTTTTTGTGCCCTCTCTGGCGGCTTAGATTCGGAGTACGTGCTGCGCAAGCTTGTTCAGGTTGGCGCAAACGTGACGCCGATCATTGTCTTGGACCTGTTTCCATTCAATGAGGCTCAGTACGCTTTCCATGCTTGCCGCCAACTGGGGCTCACGCCAAAGGTTATCCCGGCGACCGGGGTAATGGCTCTGCAGCCTGGATATACCGTTGACTGGAAAATCCACTGGGGCTCTGTGGTCGCCCAAAAGATCGCAATCCAAGTAGCGGAAATGAATGGCGCCACCTATGTTTCTGGCGAAGGCGACTTGGTGCCGCATGGGCGCGGGGCAACCTTGATACAGCCGCTTGGTAACGACTTCAGTTGTGTTCTTTACGGCGAATCATTCGCAGGCAGATTGTTTGGGTCTGTGTCACACCCGGACCCGTTTTTCCTTGGAACGCCAGAGATCGCAAAAAGTTATCTGCTCGAAATAGACCACTCGCTTCCTGTGCAGGAGGCAAAGAGCAAGCTATACAACCTGCCGTTCCGGGCAAAAATTCGCCCAAGCGCCCATTTAACCCTTGAAACGGCAACCAAAGCAGCGTTCACCTTGGGGAAACGCACTGAAGTCATTGCGCAACTTTGATTGAAGTTGGGTATGTAATTGACGGGCACCCGCTTGTAGTCCCGTCAAAAATTGAAGCGCTTGAGATCGGGAAGCGCCTTGGGCGGAAACCCAGGTTTTATTACTTTGACAGCGTATTCGAGGCTGTTGACTGGAAGTCTGAGCCACCCGAGTCTTTGGAGCGGCTGTATCGTGAGAGGGCGCAGCAGCTGCGGGACCAATACAGCAAGATTTCCTTGTTCTTCTCCGGCGGGTTCGATAGCACCAATGTGCTTGAGACGTTCGTGTCGAATGGCATCCATCTCGACGAAGTTGTAGTTATGGGCGCGTTTTCCTGCGACCCCGAATCAGGGTCCGATGAGAACCAGAATGCCGAGGCATACAAAAATGCCTTTCCACTTCTTGGACGACTTGGGCTTGGCTCCACTAAAGTTACTGTCATGGATTACAAGCGCGCGCTTGAGCGCCCCATGTATTCCGACGGAACCTGGGTGTACCAGTACGGCAGCAACGTGTCGCCCTGGAACTGGATGTTCTCGTCGCCAGATAATTTTGGCACTACGGAAGGTAAGCCATCGCTGTTGCTGTTCGGGGGTGACAAGCCAAA